AACAGTTAAAAATTAACTTATGAATTATCTGATCGCAGCGGATATTCAGTCATGTAAAAATTTCATACCTCCTGGAGTACGCTGCATAATTTTTTTTGGAGCAGCGTATGAAGTTTGAGTTCGACTCCAAAGATCCAGATATATTTTACCTACCAGTCTACAGAGATTTAGCTGCAAGATATCAACGTATTGTTGAAGAAAATTTAATGAAGTGGGAAGGATACGAAAAAGATGTTGTGGAGGCAGTTAAAAAAGAGTGCTTGATAAATGGAAACTTTACAAAGAAATAGTCTTTTGCAACCAGTTCACAGAGGCTGACAAAATGGTTGCGTTTGCACTGCTGGATCATTACAACGCAAAAATAAAAAAAGTATTTCCGACAAACAGAAGAGTTGTAGCTATGACTGGACTGTCGTACCGACAAGTTCAGCGGTCAACAAAAAAGTTTCACGAGTACGGTGTGATAGAAAAGATGTCAAACAAAGGTAAAAACTTTTACAAGCCAAATGTGACCTGGAAGCTCGAAGACATAGGTAAGACTACGACACAGCCGTCACCCATAGATGACAAGCCTGACATGGCTAGTACGACACAGTTGTCACCTCCATCTAAACCTACTTCTCTAACTAGTAATATAAACATAGATGGGCTGATTAAAAACATAGCTAAGCAGAAAAGTATAGCCTATAGAAATGTTGTTGACAGTGGTTACACCTATCAGCAGAACATGGATAGGAAGTATCGAAAGTTGATGCTTGAAAGACTATCTGCTGACAACTACTCAGAATGGTTGAAGACCTTGGAGAATAGTGAAACCAGGGATAAGGCTATTGATTATGCGAGGTTGTTATGCGGCAAGTAAAGAACCTACAAAGATCTGTTATTGAGGTTGGAACCAGGGATTTATGGGGATGGTTTGAAGAAAGTATCAGAACAGCCAGGCGTTTACCAGCTGTCAAACCCAAAGGTTACAAAGCTGTATGGCCAGACATACCTACAGATTGGCACTCTTACGGCTGGGAAAGAGCTAAGATAAAGCTGCCACCACCGTCAGGCAAACAGATATCCAGGCTTGATTTAGTCATGGCATTGCTGGCTGTGGTTGAACATGAGGATAGAAGAAAGCTAGTTTGGATGAGAGCCAGGAGATATCCCTGGAAGAAGTTAGAATACATGTTTGGTAAACATCGCTCCACCCTGGCTAAGTATCTGAGGGATGATCTGATCCGTATGACCGTGTATCTAAACACTGAAAAAAAAATTAGACAGAAACTACAATTTTGTATATAAAATTATATAAGATCGAATTTCTTCGCTCTAAAATCAAAACATGGTAGGAAGACCGTCAAGGAAGATACCTTGTGGAGCTGCACGCAAGTATGATGGCAAGCCATGTCAAGCTAAAGCATTAGCTAACGGAAGATGTTATTTACATGGTGGAAAAAGTACTGGCCAAAGAACAATCGAAGGTAAAGTCAAAGCAATTAAAAATCTCAGGCAGTTCAAAGACAAGTCGGATGATGAAGTTAGAGAATACTGTACTCGAAGATATTTTAGTTAACTTGATGATGGGTATGACGTTGACAAAGATTTGTAGTCAACCAGGCTTTCCATCACTGAGTACTTTGTACAAGATGATGGCCAAAGATGAAGAACTTAACTTAAAGATTAGCACAGCAAGAACTAATGGTTCACAAACTAAATTAGATAATGCTACTGACATGATGTTAGATCTAAGAACTAAACCAAACATAACTCATCAAGAAGTAACTTTGGTAAACAACCTGGTAACTCATGCCAGGTGGGAAGCATCAAAGCTCATACCAAACTACAATGATAAAGTTATTAACGAACACAAAGGAGATGTGCAGTATAAGATTGGATGGGAGAATGATCCAATATTGACACAGAAAAAAAAACTTTCCACGCACACGACATGAGGTTCGGTGACAGCCTGGTCGTAGGAATGGTACACCCAATGGTACTTTTATTTTTTTTTCTTTTGTTATCTGGGTTTTGTAACGGTTGTATAAACCGTCTGACTTCGCTAGCTGTAAAAAAAAAGTTTTTGTCTTGGCGGTATTGCTTGTTTTTGTACGACAACGCACCCCCCACCCCCCAAAAACACCTGGCCAGCGTATAGTATATATATATCCCAACTTAAACATCCACACGGCCAGCCAATGAAACAACAAAGCATAACGATACCTTACACACCTCGTCTACCACAGCGTGAGATACACGATGTTTTAGACCAGTACAGATATGCCGTTATAATAGCTCACAGACGGCTTGGAAAAAGTTTGTGTGCGATTAATCATTTAATTAAGTTTGCGTTCACTCACACGCTTCCAAACGTAAGAATGGCGTATATATCACCCCAGTTTAAGCAAACAAAATCTATTGCCTGGGATTATGTTAAACAGTTTACGAAAGAGATACCTGGCATTAAGTATAACGAAACCGAACTGCGATGCGATTTCCCAAACGGTGCCAGGTTAACCTTATATGGTGTTGATGCAAACCCTGATGCACTTCGTGGAAACTACTATGACTTCGTTGTCATGGATGAAGTTCAGTTGATTGCGGAAGATGTTTTCCCTACCGTTATCTTGCCAGCACTTGCAGATAGAAAAGGTAAATGTTTGATGATCGGAACTCCGAGATCAACCAGAAACTATTTGTATGAATTATATAAAAAAGCAAAGTCTGATGCTTCCTGGTTTTGTAAAATTTACAAAGCGAGTGAAACAAATCTAATTGATAAGTTTGAACTAGATCAGCTCAAGCAGAACATGACGGATGAAGAGTACCGTCAAGAATTAGAATGTGATTTCTCAGCTGCCATCAATGGATCAATATATGGAAAGATTATTGATAAGCTGGATGCACAAAACAGAATTACAAAAATTAGTTATGATGTTGGGTACCCAGTACACACTGCCTGGGATCTGGGTATAGCTGATGAAGGTATAGTTCTTTTTTTTCAAGAAATTGGAAGACAGATATATTTTATAGATAGCCTGGCTAAATCTGGAGAAGGTTTACCCTGGTTTGCAAAAGAAATAAAAAATAGAGATTACGTCTATGGTAGGCATTTTGCACCACATGACATTGAAGTTAGAGATTTCTCAAATGGTTTATCCAGGAGAGAAGTAGCCTACCAACTAGGTATCAGATTTCAGGTGGCTCCTAAATTAGCAGTCGAAGAAGGAATACACATTACTTCTATGATGTTAGCCAGGAGTTACTTTGACCAGGAGAAGTGTGAAACATTGATTGATGCACTTCGACACTATCATCGTAAGTGGTCTGTAAATAATAAATTTTTTTCGAAGCCACAACACGACTGGAGTTCACACTTTTGTGATGCAGTAAGAGTAGCAGCAGTTTCTTTAACAGAGAATTCTGCTGGTAAGAAACCGCCACAACAAATGGCACAAAACGAATATCAAGTATTTGGAGTAAATTAAAATGGGATTTTTAAAACCAAAAGTAATCATGCCTCCACCTCCTCCTCCACCAGCTGAGTTACCAGTAGCTCCGATGGTAGATGATGTAGAAAATTTGGAAGCAGAGGCAGAAGAGCTAGCAAGACTTCGAAAGAAAAAAGGCCGTAAGGCTACTATCTTGACAAGTATGTTAGGAGATCAAACAGAAGCAGAATTAGACAAACCAAGTTTATTAGGAGGAGCATAAGATGGGATTTTTAAGACCTAAGACACCAACACCACCACCCCCACCGATTACAAGAGCTGCACCGCTTGTTGCACCAGTGAAGAAAAAAATAGCTGATACAACACAACCAGGTGACGAAGGCGGTGGATCTAAAAAAGGAACTGGCAGAGGTGGTACTATTTTAACTTCAGTAACTGGAGTAAATACACCAGCACAATTAGGCGTACCTACCCTACTAGGTGGAATGTATCAATAATGGGAAGTCAAACAGCTTCTAAAAGATCTCAGAACAGAGCTGCTGAGTCTTCAGAGTTAATGCAAAACATTATGACTGGTGGAGAAATCTCAAAGAAGAGAGAAGCAGAACTAGCAGAAGCTGCAAACCGTGGTCGTGGAATACAGTTTATTGAAGGCTCACCAAAGGTTAAAGGATTGACTACAAAAGATGGTAAGCCAGTTTTTAGAACTGGTGCTTCAGCTGTAGACTACACTGGAAGAATAGCATCAAGCACACCAACAATGGGTGAAGTTGCAAAAGACTTAGCAAGAGCTGTGTTTGGTGGTAAGGCTGCGGATGACTCTGATATTAGAAATGCAAAACTTAGTAACAGACCTGGTGATCCCACTCCAACAAACTTTGCGAAGTTTATGCCAAACACAACAGCAGTAAAAGGCATTGTTCCTACACTCATGGAAAAAGGAGGCATGGTTGGATCTGTGGCCTCATCAATACTAGCTGGTAAAGAAAAGAAAACAAAAAAACCAACGATAAGCCAAGTCTATAACCAGGGAGTTTCAGACTTTGCTGCTCTTCAGACTGCAATGAAGTTTGGTGGTAAGGATTTTAAATTAGGTGATTAAATGGATATCAAAGAACTTATTAGAAGATTTTCACAATTAAAAAATACTAGAGGAACCTGGGAGAGTCACTGGCAAGAGATTGCTGATTATGTATTACCCAGAAGAGCTGACGTAACAACAAAGCGTTCCAGGGGTGATAAAAGAACTGAAAAAATTTTCGACTCAACTGCAATCAATGCAGCAGAGTTACTAGCATCATCACTTCACGGTATGTTGACTAATGCAGCTTCACCCTGGTTTATGATGAGATACAAAGAAACATCAATCAATACAGATGATGCAGCAATGGAATGGTTGGAAGAAGCTACCAACCAGATGTATATAATTTTAAATAGATCTAACTTTCAGCAAGAAGTACACGAGTTATACGCTGACTTAATCACATTTGGTACTGGCAGCATGATGATTGAGAAAGATGAAGAAATGGGTTTGCGTTTTTCAACCAGGCACATTTCAGAAATCTATATCCAGGAAAATGAATTTGGAAGAGTCGATACAGTTTATAGAAAATTTAAAATGTCTGCGAGAGCTGCATTTAATATGTTTGGAGATATCTCCTCAAAAATAAATAAACTAAATGAAAAAAATCCATACGATGAAATTGAGTTACTCCACATCGTACTACCCAGGGAAGACTTTGATCCTACAAAGATCGATAGCATCAACAAACCTTTTGCATCAATTTATTGTGATCCTGAAACAACAGAGCTTTTAGGTGAAGGTGGTTATGATGAATTTCCTTATGTGGTTCCAAGATTTTTAAAATCTTCTGTAGAAACCTATGGAAGATCACCAGCAATGGTAGCACTGGCGGACATCAAAATGATAAACAAGATGTCAGAAACCATTATCAAAGCAGCACAAAAAACTATAGATCCTCCTTTACTAGTACCTGATGATGGTTTCATGCTACCAATACGAACTGTACCTGGTGGTCTTAATTTTTATCGTGCTGGCTCCAGGGATCGAATAGAACCATTAAATACAAATCCTAATATTGGACTAGGAGTTCAGTATGAAGATCAACGAAGAGATGCTATTAGAAAAGCATTTTATGTAGATCAATTACTACTAGCACAAAGAGTAAACATGACTGCAACAGAAGTCTTGCAGCGTAACGAAGAAAAAATGAGAATGTTAGCTCCAGTGTTAGGAAGATTACAAAGTGAAATGTTGCAGCCTCTCATCAACAGATGCTTCAATATTATGCTGCGTATGAACATGTTCCCAGTTCCACCAGAAAGTTTACAAGGCAAAGACATTGACATTGAGTACACCTCTCCGCTTGCACGGTCACAAAGAGGTGGTGATGTTACAGCTGCGGTTCGTGCTTTGGAAATAATATCTCCTCTATCACAGCTAGCACCAGTGTTTGATTACATTGATCCAGATAAATTTGTGAAACACATCACAGATGTATTGGGTGTGCCAGCTAAAATTTTAAAGAGTGACCAGGAGGTACAGATAGTACGTCAACAAAGACAAGCAGCTGCACAAGCTCAAGCTGAAGCAATGCAACAGATGCAAGATGCAGAAGTTGCAAACAAAACAGCACCAATGGTAAAAGCATTGAAGTAATTTAATATTACCATTTTTTTTGCAAAATCGTTTCCAAAATTCACATAGTTCTTACACATAGACTATAGAAGTTTTGGAAAATTTTTTCCAAAACATACACACTACTATGTAAAGGAAAAAAAATGATAAAAACAAAAAAAAGTAAAAGATCACCAGATTGGAATATCTGGATAAGTAATTATGTTGGAAGATGGTATGTAAATAAAAATTTTCCAAATGTTCTATTAAGGTACAAGCGTATGGGTGGATTACTATATCCATACTACTTCATAGTCGGATACTTCGACAAAGATGAATTTGTTGGAAGATATGATTATGTTTACGCTGGTATGGATGCTACTTGGCGAACAGATGAGTGTGCTGCTAAATTACAAAAGGAGTACGATGGAAGAAGTTAAAAAGCTAAGACTAAAGTATCAACAAGTTTTTACCCAGGGTACTGGTGAAGAGTTGCTCGAAGATTTAGAGCTTCGTTTTCACATACACAACACAACGATGGATGAAAATAACAATAACCTGGCTTTCTTAGAAGGCCAGAGAAGTGTGATTTTATTTATCAAAAACATGCTAAAAGGAGAAAAGAATGGTAGAAGAAAACCAGGTAGCGGAACAACAAACAGAAAATCCGTCTGAGCCTACCCAACAACAAGAAGTAAACTGGAGAGAAAGTTTACCTGATGAGATGAGAGATGATCCATCTCTTAAATCAATTCAAGATGTGCCAAGTCTTGCTAAAAGTTTTATTCATGCACAGAAAATGGTTGGAGCTGACAAAATACCAGTGCCAACTGAACATGCCACAAAAGAAGATTGGGATGCTGTGTATAGCAAGTTAGGCAGACCAGCTACACCTGATGACTATAAAGTTGAAGGTGAAGCAACAGAGATTATTGCTGACTTCAAACCACTAGCTCACGAGTTAGGATTAAATAATCAACAAGTAGAAAAACTTGTTAATTTTTATAATGACAAACAAACCGTGGCTACTGAAGCAGCACAAGTTGACATGCAACAAGCACAAGCAGAAACAGAAGCTGCACTGAGAAAAGAATATGGTAGAGCTTATGATACTAAAATAAAATCTGCATTGCGTGTCGCTCAAAATGTTTTTTCTAAAGAAGAACTCGATAAGACAACATTTTCTGATGGTACTCGCATGGGTGACAATCCTATGTTCATCAAAGCTATGATGAAGATATCTGATATGATTAGTGAAGATAGACCGATAAACAATCCTCAGAATAATGTTATGACTCCAGATGAGGCCAGATCAAAGATGGAAAGTATGATGGCTGATGGATCACCGTATTGGAATAAATCTCATCCTAACCATGCCAAAGCAGTTGAAGATGTCATGCAGTTAAGAGAGATTGCACATGGAAACTAAAAAAGATTGTAACTGTAATCCTGAACCTACAGTTGCAGAATTAAAGTTAGAATGTGCCAGGATGGTTTTCGAGTCAGGTACTGAGTACCAAAAGAAAGATTGGAATTCTACGGCAGACGAATTGTTTGCCTGGATTACGAGGGTAGACTCAAAGAGTTCCTCGAAGACAGCTAGAAAGAAAGCAGACCAAAAGTCTTAAAATCCAAGAGAAGTCGTATTCACGGTAGCTACTCTGTTTAACATTAACATCTAAACAAGGAAGGAAAAGACGATATGTCTTCACAAATAACCACAGCTTTTGTGGAACAGTACAGTAATAACGTACAGATGTTATCTCAACAAAAAGGATCACTCCTTAGAGATAAAGTCGACAGTGAAACTGTACAAGGCAAAAACGCTTTCTTTGAACAGATTGGTAGCGTAACAGCACAAGTAAGATCTTCAAGACACGCTCCGACTCCGCAACTTGATACACCTCACGCTAGGCGTAGAGTATCGCTTGCAGATTATGAGTTTGCTGATCTTATTGATGACCAGGATAAAGTCAGAACATTGATTGATCCTACATCTTCTTATGCACAAGCAGCAGCTTTTGCAATGGGAAGAGCAATGGATGATGTCATTATTTCTGCTGCAACTGGTACTGCTTTTACTGGAGTAAGTGGAGGTACCTCTACAGCACTCCCTGGCAGCCAAGCTATAACAGAGAGCGGAACAGACGGATTAACAATAGCAAAGCTAAGACAAGCTAAAAGAACTTTTGATTTAGCTTCTGTTGATGCGTCTATACCACGATACATTGTTGTATCACCAAGACAAATAGATGACCTATTAGGCACAACTTCAGTCACAAGTGCTGACTTTAATACAGTCAGAGCTTTAGTTACTGGTGAAGTAAACACATTTATGGGTTTCCAATTCATCGTATCTAACAGACTTAGTGTTTCTAATTCCAAAAGACTTTGCTTCGCTTATGCTCAAGACGGCATCAAGCTAGCATTAGGTAAAGATGTCATGTCAAGAATTGATGAGCGTGCCGATGTCGGTTATGCAACTCAAATCTATTACTGCATGTCAATCGGAGCCACAAGAATGGAAGAAGAAAAAGTTGTTTCTATTCAGGCACACGAGGCGTAAGGAGGTAAATCATGGCTAGTGTAAAAGGCGTAGAACTTACAAACATGGATGCAACTCCTGTCGTCAAAGTAGATAGTGAGTCAGCTGGAGGAAATATCAAAGTGTTCCACGGAACATTTGAGGCATCTTCTTTAGCTTCTGGTTCTGATATCTCCATTGCAAGAATACCAGCAAATTCAAAAATTCACGATGTAATCGTAAAGTGTGATGCACTTGGCGGTTCAGTGACTTTGAAATGTGGAACAGCAGATGATGATGATTTGTTTTTTGCTGTAACTGGAACTTGGAATGTAGCTGGTCAAACTCAGTCAATGTTAGGCGGAGCTTCCACTGGAAATCCGATTGCTGCAATGACTGGTGTTGGTCACAGAACAACTGCATCTACCGATGTGATTTTGACCACTGGCGGTGCTTCTGCCACTGGAACAATACACTGTGTAGTTTATTACACACAATAACGTAAGGAGAGAAAATGGCATCTGTAGTTGATATATGTAATTCAGCTTTAAATATGTTAGGCGGTAATACAATTATTAGCCTCACTGAAACATCTAAAAATGCACGATTGTGTAACCAACGGTATGAATTAGTGAGAGATGCCGTTTTCCGTGAGCATCCCTGGAATTGCTTACAAAAACGAGTGGAGCTTGCTCAAGATACAGTGGCTCCATCATTTGAGTTTTCAAGTGCTTATACTCTTCCAGCTGATTGTTTGAGAGTCTTACGATCAGAAAATTCTAATTTTTCTAATAACGAAAGATTTAGAATTGAGGGTAGAAAGTTATTGACTGACGAAAGCTCAATCAAAATCTTATATGTTGCAGCTATTACTGATACTACTCAGTATGATGCTTCATTAATCGAAACATTGTCAGCAAGGTTGGCAGCCGAGCTGGCATATCCAATAACACAGTCATCATCTCTTATGGATAGAATGTTTTCATTATACCAACAAAAACTTAAAGATGCTCGTTTTGCAGATGCAACTGAAGGTACTGTTGATGATGAAACTCGTATCCAGGCTGATGACTTCATCAATGCGAGGTTATAATTATGCCAGGTACTTATTCAATGAAACAAAAGAAAATTGCTGCTATGGGCGGTAATAAGAAAAAGATTGACGCTGCTGATTTTAAAAAGCTGCGAAAAATGAAAAAGAAAAAAAAGAAGAAGTAATGAGTAAACAAATATCTGTTGCTCATACAAACAGTTACAAAAAAAAAGTAAAAGTAAAAAAAACAAAGAAACCTAAAAAGAAAAAATAATGCCTAGATCCACTTTTGCGTTCAGTAATTTTACAGCTGGTGAACTATCACCCAGGTTAGATGGAAGAATAGATTTACCTAAATATTTTTCTGGATGTAAAACCCTGGAGAATATGATTGTTCATCCTCATGGCGGAGCCACGAGAAGACCAGGAACAAGATTTATCTCTGCCACAAAAAACAATGGTGAAGCAAGATTAGTTCCATTTGAGTTTTCTACTACACAAACTTATGTACTGGAGTTTGGTAATCAATATATGCGAGTATATAAAGATGGTGGCCAGGTTTTGAATAGTGGTACTACTGTTGAAATAGCAACACCCTACTCTGCTGCTGAAGCAAATGAATTAAAGTTTGCACAGTCAGCTGATGTTTTATTTATTGTACATCCGAGTCATCAACCAAGAAAACTATCCAGAACTTCTCATGTAAACTGGACTTTGAATTTATATGCACCGACCAATAATCCTTTCACCTCTACAAATAATTTTCCAAGCACGGTGACATTTTTTGAAGAACGATTAGTTTTTGCTGGTACTAATGCAGATCCACAAAAATTATTTTTTTCTAAATCTGGTGATTTTGAAGATATGACCACTGGTACAAATGCAACAGATGGCATGACTTTTACTATCGGATCTGACCAGGTAAACGCAATCAGATACATCAAGGGTTTGCGTACTCTTTTGATTGGAACAACTGGAGGTGAATTTGTTGCTACAGCCTCATCTTCTGCTGAACCTATCACACCAACTAATATACAGATAAAACGACAAGCTGGTTATGGCACATCAGAAGTTGATGCTTTGCTTGCTGGTAATAGAATTTTATTTGTACAAAGAGCTGGTAAAAAAGTTAGAGAATTAGTTTTTGATTTTGACACTGATGGATACATAGCACCTGACTTGACTATTTTAGCAGAACACATTGGTGGTTCAGGTGTCGGTACTGGTTTTACAAATTGGACTTATCAGCAAGAGCCTGACTCTATTGTTTGGGTTGTACGGTCTGATGGTGTTCTAACTGGGATGACATATCAAAGAGGAGAGAACGTAGTTGCCTGGCATCGACATATTTTAGGTGGTGCTTTCAGTGGCGGTGATGCCGTAGTTGAAAGTGTTGCAGCTATATCTAACTCAACAGCATCTTCCAAAGGTGAAGATACTTTGTACATGATAGTCAAAAGAACTATCGATGGTGGCACAAAAAGATACATAGAATATCTACAACCATTTGATTTTGGTTCTAATATTGAAGATGCCTGGTTCCTGGATAGTGGATTAGTTTACTCAGGTAGTGCAGTCAATTCTCTATCTGGTCTTTCTCACCTGGAAGGTCAGACTGTAAGTATCCTGGCTAACGGAGCTACCCATGCAGATAAAGTTGTTTCTAGTGGTGCTATCACCCTGGATAGATCTGCAACTAAAGTTATTGTCGGTTTAAAATACACTTCAAAACTACAGACTATGAGAATAGAAAGTGGTAGTGCTGAAGGTGTAGCACAAGGTAAAGTAAAAAGAATACATGAAATCGTTGCGAGATTTTTTGAAACTGTAGGAGCAGAGATAGGCAGCAGCTCAGTACAAACAGATCTTATTCCGTTCCGTGATAGCTCAATGGCTATGGATCAACCAGTTGATTTGTTTACTGGAGATAAATCTATCGAGTTTGCGTCTGATTATGAAACAGATAATTTTGTTTACATACAACAAACTCAACCTCTGCCAATGTCTGTAACAGCTCTATTCCCACAGCTCAACACTTATGACGGCTAATGGATATCTTTCCGTTTATTAAAGAACACGGATATATAGTCTACCAGGATATTAATAGTTCCCTGATAGGCCAAACAAAAGATTTAAGTTTTATTGATAACTTAGAGGTAGATGATTGCTTTACTGGAGTAATTAATGGCAGACCAGTTGTATGTGGTGGTGTCATAAAATTATGGGATGGATGTTTTGAGGGGTGGGTAATTGCTTCAACAAGCATACAAATCTACTCTTTTGATATCTGTAAAACTATAAGAAGGTACACAGATAATCTTTTTGTCAAAAATAATATGCACCGTTTACAAACGGCAGTCATAAAAGATTTTGACCAGGGTTATCGCTTCGCAAAATTTTTAGGAATGAAACAAGAGGGTATAATGAAAAAATACGACTATATGAAAAAAGATTATATGAGATTTGCGAGGGTTAAGTAATGTCACATATTGCAATAGCCGCTACCGCTGCTGCTGCGGTTGTTGGTGCAGCTGGTGCTGTACAAGCATCAGAAGCAGCAAAAGCAACTGCAAAAGCAAACCAGGCAAGTTTTGAAAGAGCTGCCGCTGTTGTAGATCAACAAAAAGGTATTGTCGATGCAGCAACAAATACAGAGCTTTTTAAATTTAATAGAGCTTTTGCCATCAACCAGGCTAACGCTGAAGTTGCATATTTGAAGTCAGGTGTATCTCTTGATGGTACCCCAGAAGATGTGCTAGCTGAAAATGCAAAGTTGGCAAATTTTGAAAGAAAAATAATTAATTATAACTCAGCACTACAGAAGAAAAAGTTAGATGATGATGCTATACAGCTTCGCTATTCAGGTGAGATCAAAAGTGCAGAAGGTCAAATGCTTGCAAGATCTTATCAAATGAAAGCTGTTGGTTCCTTGTTACAAGGAGTCGGATCTACTTACGAGATGGTTTCAACTTATAATCCATCACTACTATCAGGAGATACAGTCTAATGCCAAGAATACCAGTTTATAATATTACATCATCAATATCAGGCCAGGCTGGATCTACAGCTACGCCACAGATATCACAAGCAGCTACATCAGGTGCTATAGCTTCACAAACAGATAGTTTAGTTACTGGATTACAAAATGTATCTAAAGTGGCAGCCAATGTTGTTAAGTTAGAAAGCGATAGGATTATTGCCAAAGAAAATATTAAATACAAAACTTTACTTGATACCACAGAAAAACTTATCCAGGCTAATCTTGCAGATCAACCTGAGAGATGGATGGATGCTTACGAGAATGGATTTACTATTGGTGAACAGTATGTTCCTGGCAGATTAGCTATTGCGACTGAAATAAGAAATAATAAATATAAATATGATTTTATAAATCAATCTGTTGCTAACAATTTTGAAGTAAACAATCTTACAATAAGAGAGGGATTGTTTGATAATTATTTAAAAGAAACAAAAAAACAAAATTTAATTGTAGTTGAAGAGCAATCAAACATTTTAGGTGGTGATCTGGGTAATTCTGTAAATATGGATACACCAGAGTTTGATGCGAAACTTGTATTGTTACAAGAAACTTTGGCTGCTTATGTTACTAGTGGTGGTAATAAGCCAGTAGAGTTTGCTCAACAAGTATATAAAGATGCTCTTGCTAATGCTTTACAAACTGAATACGGAAATAGAGATCCTGAAGATAATATAAATATGATGGTCGAAGACATAACTAATCCAAACATATTACAGATTATGAACTACATGGATGATGTAAACATTAGAGAAGTATTAGAAACTTTTTCAGACGAAGCAGATGAGCAATTTAGTGATTTTAACACAGTTAAAAATAAAAAAATTCAAGAAGGCAAAGATAGAGTAAATGACTTGATGATTTTATATGATAATCCAAAAACTAGTATTACTGAAAAAAATGAAATAGCAAAAATTTTACTTGGTGCT